TCGAAGTCCTTAGAAAAGAAGGACATCCCATCGTTACAAAAATGGTTAGAGAGGGCGGGAAAGAGTACGCCCAATACAAATATTTATCAGGAGAAACCAATGGCATCTAATCCAAACTACCCAGACAAACAAGGCTACGGAACACTGTTTTATGTAGCTCCAGAGAACAAAAAACACCCGCAAGGTCCTGATTTCACAGGTCATTTAGTTCTAGATATGGACTACAAGGCAGGAGAACGTATCAACTTTGGACTCTGGCAAAAAGAGACTAAGCAAGGTACAACCATGTTCTCTGTGCGGGAAGATAACTGGCTTAAAAAGAAGAAACTAGAAGAGCAGCAACCGAGGGAAGTTACTCCTGGTTACGCTAAAAAGCCTAATACGTTTAATCGTAGTAGAGACGACAATGACGTGCCCTTCTGATGGCTAAGGAATCTCCAACTTCTCGAACACTGGCGGTATTGCGTGAACAGGGCTATACAGTTGCTATTGTTGAGAAGTGGAATCCACACGCCAGGATTCGCCAGGACTTGTTTGGCTTCATAGATATATTGGCTATAAAGCGAGATGAGACCCTGGCGGTCCAGGCAACAGCCAGTGGGGTGAGCGATAGAATCAAAAAAATAATGGCAAGTGAATTATTACCAAAAGTAAGGGAAGCAGGATGGAAAATACAAGTTTGGGGTTGGAGAAAGAGTACGAAGACTGGCAAGTACGTTCTGCGGATAGAGGACATATCATAGAACTTAAGAACATGAGTCTTCAAGAAATCTACGATATGGCTTATCAGCAGGGATTTGAAGACGGGATGAGCTTTGTATCAACGCCTAAAATAGCTCACGGCTGAAATTCGGGATGTTAGCTCAGATGGTAGAGCAGCAGACTTTTAATTTGTTGGTCGTGGGTTCGAGCCCCGCACATCCCACAATCATTCTAGTGAGAAGCAACTACGGGAGCAAATCTCGGAGTTAGGACAGGTGCTGACAGACCCCCTGTAATCTCACAGTCTGTCATTTTCTTAACTACAAGGAACATCATGGAAAAAAAGGGTAATATTTTCGTAGCCGTACCCATGTACGGGGGAATGTGTACAGGGTATTTCACCCAGAGTATGCTTACATTAGGTCCTATACTTAATCAAAATGGCTATGACATGGCTTTTAGTGCTATGTTTAACGAGTCTTTGATTCAAAGAGGACGTAACGCACTTGCTCACGGGTTTATGCAGCGCCCCGAATGTACTCACCTGATGTTCATAGACGCAGACATTAAGTTCAATCCTCAAGACATTATCAAGATGATTGAGGCTGACAAGGACATTATTTGCGGTATTTATCCTAAGAAAGAAATCAATTGGGCAGAGGTCGAGAAAGCAGTTAAGGAGGGTGTACCTACAGATAGGCTAAAAACACGCACAGCAAGCGTTGTAGTCAATTTAAAGGACTATGCTGGTAGCGTAACTGTTCCCGTTAGTGAGCCTGTGGAAATCTTTAATGGCGGTACAGGGTTTATGCTCATCAAGAGGTCTACTTTTGAGACCATGAAGTCTGTTGTCAATAGTTACAACAATGACGTATTATTCCTAGACGGAGCAATCTCTAATGACCGCATTACAGAGTATTTTGCCTGTGCTATAGAGCCAGGAACAGAAAGACTGCTTTCAGAGGACTATTTCTTTTGCTGGAAGGCTAGAGAGGCAGGACTTAAGGTCTGGGCAGCACCTTGGGCGCAATTAGGTCATTTTGGAAGTTATTTATTTGAGGGTGGTCTCACGCCAGCGCCATGAACAAACAAATAACAGTCGAATTTAATGCGGGCAACCTTATACCCCACTATCAACAAAAATATCGTCTCTATGACCGTTTTCTACCTCATCTAGCACCCTATTTAGACGGTACGGTGGTTGATGTAGGTGCTAATTGTGGTGTTTTAGCAGTTTCTATGGGAATGAATAATCCCAAACTTAGCTTTATTTGCGTAGAGCCAGAAGACGAGTGTTTAGAACTTTTATATAAAAATACTGAAAAAATAGACAACCATGTAGAGGTCATTAAGGGCAAAGTAGGCACAGAGGACATCAAACTAGATGAAATCGTCAAAGAAGGAGTCGGTCTCATCAAAGTTGACGTAGATGGCTACGACTGGGACGTAATCAATACTTTCAGTTTTTCCACAAAACCGCCTATTTACATAGAAGAAGACGGTAAGGAAGAATGGCAATATTCCAAATACTTTGACTTAAATCAAAAGTTTAAGGAGCAGGGTTATAACAATATTTGGATGTTTGACAACTTTGGATGCTTAATTGGGTTTACCAACAACTGGACTGAGGTAGACACCCTTAACGGCTATATCAATCGCATGAAAAAGGGTAAATCAGAGCAAACCTTGTGGTATTTAGACTTGCTAATATGCCAAGATTCAGATGTAGAGCGTTTAGGTGGCGCAGTACTTGCTTATCTGGAAAAGTGATTTTTCTTGGTGGCGGGGAGGCGAAATTCGTAAAGAGAATTCTTTAAGTTATGACAGCGCCTTCTTTTAATTGAGCGATTGTCAAACCTCTTGAATATTGAAAATGGGCTAATTCTTTAAAGTGAACCCATTTACCCGCCCAATCTAACCCAGCTTGCTCACCCAAAGCGCCAACAGTTTGCCAAATTGGGTGACTTCCATCCCAATCAGGCTTGCCATTAACCAAAGGCACAACGTCCACAGCACAGCGGTAGTTATGATAACTATCACCAGGTCCAGCGTTCGTGACAACATTGCCTGGAGCCGTGCGCCCCTGAGCATAGAGTGCAGCTTGACTTTCATTGTCTCTATAAGTGGATGTAACAAGGAGTTCAATTCCAGCATCCTTGCATAAGGAAATGAACTGTTCGACCTTGGCTTTGACTTCTGGGAGAAGTTCATCTAATGAGCGTGAGTTAATCATTTTGTTACTGGTGTTGAACTGTGTAATAGCTGGTCTTTAGCTTGGCTACCAGCACTAGAACCAAAATAAAAAGCTATGACCCCTGTCCAAGCAGTAGATAAACTGCCAAGCATTATCATTAGCTCGTCTGATTTTGTTACCTTATCCGTCATTAAAGCGTACAAAATTCCAAAAAGCCCTACTGTAATACCTACTGCCAGAAACGGAGGTATCCAAGAATGAGTATTGGATTGCATAGTTCTAGCACTAGAGCGGTCTTCTACTGATAACTTTTCAAAGTCTAAATTAAGTTCTTGAGCCTTAGCCTTGAGAGCAATCTCAGCTTGTTGGACAGATGCTATCTGGTCAGCAGTAAGTTTGCCATCGTCTAACATCTTTTTGGCATCATCTTGCGATATCCCTAGAACCTTAGAAATTGCTTCATAAGCCAAACCCCCCAATGGTCCACCCAAAGCGGTAGCAATTGTTGGAGCAATAGTTTTTAACCAATCCATATCAATCCTTGCAAAATTTAGGTAAATAACCAGTCTCTCTAAAAATCTTAAAACATTCTAACTCTTTAGGATTTTCTTCAAAAGTCCTGTGAAACTTAATATACCAACGCTCTTCTTTTTTGCGTTCCTCTGTCCATAAATGGATTTGATACATCAAACCACCAATGGTAAACGCAACGACAAAAACAGCAATACAGATTGCCACTCCCACCTTGATGTTTCCTGCTCGTATACGACTTTGGTGTGATTCGAGCAGTTCCTTTTTTTTTGAGCTTTATCTAAAGCCTCTTGTTCTTTTATGAGTCTAGATTTTTCTGCTTCAAATTCAGTCCAGACCGCTCCAAGCTCAGGAGGAGACTCATAGACTAACATTTGTCGTAAGTCGTACTCAGCCTGTTCTAATTGCTTTCTACGAAGCACATTCTCTAGAGCAATTGCTTGCAAAGACTTACCCTTTGGAGGATTCTTTTTAATCTCTGCGTCAGCCTTCTTTGCAGTCTCTTACTGGTCAAAAAAAGAGCCAAGTGCATTACTTAGCTCGTTTACTATACCAACAACTTCCCCGCCTGTTTGCTTGATTTCCTTATAGGCAGCCACTCCGCTCTTGACTGCGGAGAAAGCCATCATCGCTAACGTAAACGGGTCTATTTAGAACCCCTCACCAGGACAAACGTATACAGAAGCGTTTGCTGCGTCTCCAATAACCTTTGCATACACATTAGCCGTAGGTCCAACTTGCAACCATGTTACAACTTTGTATGAATAGGGAGGCAGAGCAATTACGTTAGAAGGACCTACATCAGGTATCGTAATATTAAAATAATTAGACGCATTTATCTGGACGTATACCGCAGCATTGGTATCAGAGTTTGCCAAATAAAACTGTTGGCAAGGACTGGTAGCCGTGATGGTAAATACGTTAGATTGCGTGTTAGCTGCACCATTGACCGAAACCTTTACGGTTGGTCCCATAGGCTGAAATGGAATATTATTAGCCATTAGTACACCTTCTTACCAGCGCCCTTAGTAGGACTTTGTTTAGTGTTGTAGCTAGGTGTTCCAGAAAAATCTATAACAGACCTAAACCCGCCTTTTGGCAAAGTGCCAGGAGTCCAACGTTCCATGTCAGCAGAGCCGTCCCTGGGCAACTGAGGACGAGTAGACTTGGCTATTTGTTGATTGACTTCGTGAGGTCTTTGATGCTTAGAGTTAGCCATGTGGCTATTCTCATGAGCATTACTCGGACTCATCGGGTTGATATTTCGGTTGTTGCTTGGCATTATTTCTCTCCTTGTTGGTTACGACTAGGTAACTGAATAGCACAAATATACTCAAAGTTGCGACTCTTGTCCAATCCCCCGCCCACATCGTGTAGCAAGCCAGTCCGCAACTCATCGACAACGCCAATATCGTTATCAATCGGTCTGAAATGACTTCTAAAGCCAGACGAATTAAAGCTACTGAATCCATGATGTACCCTCCTGTTAAAGGTAATCATATTATCATATATCCTTATCGTCTTCCTCGTCTGCGTGGTCAAAGAACCCTGAACCGTATTCATCATCCGACACTTTTGCTTTCAAAGCCTCAAGTTTTAGCGCACGGTCAATAATCTTAGTCTTGTCTGTGAGTGAAGCGGTCGGGTCAAGCATGGTGGACGCTAGAAGCTCGGCAATTGCTTTCTCTAAAGCTGGACTGATACCTTTATCTTTTTTCTTGCTCATCTGCAT